CTACTTCTTCGCCTCTGCAACCACTTTGCTACCCACGCCGCGGTTATTGTATTCCCACATGCGGTTGTAGTTAGTGTCATTCAGATTGCGCTGTACTTCGTCGTTATCATCAACGCTGCCGGTGTTACCCGCAAATGGACGATTAGAGATCACCGCATCAGCCCACGGTTTGGCTGTGTTAAAACCTTCGTTGATGGCGCTATCACGGATCACTACCTGACCGTTGGTATTGGCATCAACATCCAGCGAGCGGCCCAGTTGCGCCACGCCATCACCGGAAGCATTGAAACGGCTGTTTACGGCGAGGAAACCGTAGTAAATGTTGGACAGCGTAGCCGGTGCAAACACATACGCTTCTTGCTGGGTACGGGAGTTCACCACGCGGAATTCGGTGTTATCGAACACCACTGCGCCGCGACCAGAAACGATATCCACATCCCCTTCAATATAGCTGTTGGTCACCAGCGTACGTGGCTGACGATTCGTTTCCAGACGGTTCTGCACACCGCTGTTGGTGACAAAGAAGGTGTTCTGACGACCGAGAATGTTGACGTTATTGATCTGCACTTTGTCGCCATCAGTACGCAGTGCCACCGCCGGATGGTTACCCGCATCTACGCTATCGCCCAGCGTGTTTTCGATGGTCAGGTTTTGCAGTTGCAGGCCATTGTTTTGTGACCAGAAGACCGCAGAGCAGAGAACACCGATACTGTCGCTGCGTTTACTCTGGCAGCTATCGTACATATACCACGCCGGTTTACCTGGCATATATTTGCCGCGCGGGTTGACGTCGTGACGCCAGTCGGCAGGGCTCATGCCACCATCAAGGGAAAGCCCAATCTTCACATCAATCGGTTTTTCACCCGTACCGTACAGAGTAATTCCACCCGGAGCGGCAGGGACATACACCGTTCCCTGATACTCACCAGGCATCACGGCAATATACTGGCGCTTGTTGGTACGCTTGATAATTGCCGCATCTACCGCCGCCTGAATCGTGGTATGCGTTACACCTTGAGTACCCGCCGGGCCGACAACAAAGTCAGGTTGCGCAGGCAGGGTAATCGGGGAAGGATTCCACGCTGCCGCACCTGGTGTCAGGGATGCAAAATAGTGTTGAGCATCGAAATTCTGCGCTTCTTTTGCCGACAGAATCGGGCGCGAAGAGGTACCAGGCGCGGTTTGATCAGAAGGACGTTGATCGGGCGGTGTTGAGCTACAGGCGGTCAGCGTCACGCCAAAAGCCAATGCCAGCGCCAGACGGGAAACTGAAAATGTGTTCACAGGTTGCTCCGGGCTATGAAATAGAAAAATGAATCCGTTGAAGCCTGCTTTTTTATACTAAGTTGGCATTATAAAAAAGCATTGCTTATCAATTTGTTGCAACGAACAGGTCACTATCAGTCAAAATAAAATCATTATTTGATTTCAATTTTGTCCCACTCCCTGCCTCTGTCATCACGATACTGTGATGCCATGGTGTCCGACTTATGCCCGAGAAGATGTTGAGCAAACTTATCGCTTATCTGCTTCTCATAGAGTCTTGCAGACAAACTGCGCAACTCGTGAAAGGTAGGCGGATCCCCTTCGAAGGAAAGACCTGATGCTTTTCGTGCGCGCATAAAATACCTTGATACTGTGCCGGATGAAAGCGGTTCACGACGAGTAGATGCAATTATGGTTTCTCCGCCAAGAATCTCTTTGCATTTATCAAGTGTTTCCTTCATTGATATCCCAAGAGCATCAACATGCAATGTTGTTGGGATGGCAATTTTTACGCCGGTTTTGCTTTGCTCGACATAAAGATAGCCATCTACGATATCAGACCACTTCATTTCGCATAAATCCCCAACACGCTGCCCGGTAACAACAGCCAGTTCCATTGCAAGTCTAAGCCAACATGGTGATGATTCTGCTGCTTGATAAATTTTCAGGTATTCGTCAGCCGTAAGTCTTGATCTCCTTACCTCTGATTTTGCTGCGCGAGTGGCAGCGACCGGGTTTATTGTTATATGGCCTTCAGCTATTGCCTCTCGGAATGCATCGCTCAGTGTTGATCTGATTAACTTGGCTGACGCCGCCTTGCCCTCGTCTATGTATCCATTGAGCATTGCCGCAATTTCTTTTGTGGTGATGTCTTCAAGTGGAGCATCAGGCAGACCCCTCCTTATTGCTTTAATTTTGCTCATGTAATTTATGAGTGTCTTCTGCTTGATTCCTCTGCTGGCGAGGATTTTTTCGTAGCGATCAAGCCATGAATGTAACGTAACAGAATTATCACTGTTGATTCTCGCTGTCAGAGGCTTGTGTTTGTGTCCTGAAAATAACTCAATGTTGGCCTGTATAGCTTCAGTGATTGCTATTCGCCTGTCTCGGCCTAATCCAAACTCTTTACCCGTCCTTGGGTCCCTGTAGCAGTAATATCCATTGTTTCTTATATAAAGGTTAGGGGGTAAATCCCGGCGCTCATGACTTCGCCTTCTTCCCATTTCTGATCCTCTTCAAAAGGCTACCTGTTACTGGTCGATTTAAGTCAACCTTTACCGCTGATTCGTGGAACAGATACTCTCTTCCATCCTTAACCGGAGGAGGGAATATCCTGCACTCGCGTACCCATCGACGAACTGTTTCAAGGCTTCTTGGACGTCGCTGGCGTGCGTTCCACTCCTGAAGTGTCAAGTACATCGCAAAGTCTCCGCAATTACACGCAAGAAAAAACCGCCATCAGGCGGCTTGGTGTTCTTTCAGTTCTTCAATTCGAATATTGGTTACGTCTGCATGTGCTATCTGCGCCCATAGCATCCAGTGGTCATAGCAGTCGTTGATGTTCTCTGCTTCGATAACTCTGTTGAATGGCTCTCCATTCCATTCTCCTGTGACTCGGAAGTGCATTTATCATCTCCATAAAACAAAACTCGCCGTAGCGAGTTCAGATAAAAGAAATCCCCGCGAATGCGAGGATTGTTATTCATTGCCGATATTTACCTTTATCGCGTAAACCTTTACCGGTTTATCGCCGAAGTGCGGATGTGTGATTGTCTTGATTTCATATCCGTCATACGGGACGTCAATTCTACGGCTGGAATCGTCGCGCTTCGGATATCCCTTTGTGATAATCAGGCGGTCATACTCCAGGAACATAATTCGCTTATTCCAGTAGTCATTACACAGGCGATACTCTTCCGTTTTCTCTCCGCGAATCATGGCATCGAAGTATTCACCTTTGACGGCAAGTTGCAGGTTAGCCACGGTTAACCTCCTGCGGCGGTTCTGCTGCAAAATACGCAATACCTTTATCCCAGATGGATTTTATGGTCGTCCACGTGACTGGTACTTTAATTTCAATCCGCCCGCTACCGTCACAGGTATCGCAATCATCATCGCCAAAGCATTCCGGGCAGCTGATAAACGTAGTTTCTGAAAATTCACCGGATAGCGCACCCTTAGCGCCGTTCTCGGCTGTTAGTCTCTTCGGCACCACGACCCAACCATCCGGAGTTCCCGGAGAGTTGCCATTTACATCGAAGTTTGGCTCTGCGTCCTGAACCAGGAGGATGTAACCATTCTTGGCTGTATCAAGTTCTAACGCCTCGGTGACGGTGCCGAAATAGCGATTACCTAAATCAGCATCACAAGTGCTTACATCAATGGAAACTTCCATCCCTTCGATTAATTCTGGCAAGTTGTAAGTTTGGCTTACAGGTTGGATACCCTGAAGCATGGCAGCGTGGCAGGCATCCTCTACGCCTTTAACTGCATCTGCACAGTAGTTATAGCGATTGCATTCCACTAACTTCTGCTTGAGATTTTCAATTGCTTGCGCGACATCAGCCTGCAATTCCCGAACTGGCGGAGTAGCATATAACGGCACCCACTTTGGTGCTTTATCCCCGACCGAACGCTGATACCAGTCACCCGGTTTGTATTCATAAAACTCACCAACAGGCTCTGCTTCCAGCGATGCCAGCGCCAACTTGAACGCTTGAAGCTCAATGGCACTGTTGGTATCCAGTCCAAACGGTAATTCATCACGATTGGCTTCGTATTCAGCGATAGTTTGCTTCAGCCATTCTTTGGTTAGTTCAGCCATATCCCTAATTCCCCTTGATGCTGACTTTGACGCCAACCTTGCGAATCTCATCGGCGCATCTGTTCACGATACTCCGGTGAAACTCACAAAAAATTTTCGCCGACTGCGGCCCTAATGGGTGAACATCGTGCGCACGCGGCAGTACAACCTCCCGCGCCTCCATGTCAGCAATCCGCTTGTCTTTGGCTTCCAGCTCATCCAGCAGCGCCAGCACGGTAACTGGATTGGCTGCGGCGATGAATTCAGCATTGGCCTGCTGTTCTATTTGGAAATCTTCATCGAAACCGCTTTCAGGATGCGCTCCTTCAATTCTGCAAATGGGAAGATATCCAACAACGTCACGATGAATTAGCGCATCATCACAATCAAATCGGCTCTCTCCATATTCGAGCCACCACACACCACACGTTGCTTTCTCTGCCTTTTCACGCAGTGCCTGATAGTCAATCTTGCTCATGTCACATCACCCTGAATCCGTTGCATTTACGTAAAAAATCGCAGATATAGCCCTTCATTTTTTCGTGCCAATCTCGATCATTCCCATTGCACCAACCATCAGGTGGAGTCCAGTTTTCTATCAGAGCAGCCATTTTCTTTGCTTTCGCCGGAGTAGCTGTTGCGGTATCGCAGTAATGACGAGTGTCAACCAACGAATCCATACCATCGATATCAAGTACGCAAAACCATGTGTGATTCGGAATTCCTACAGGTGGTATTTGTTGCCCACGTCGACGTTTATCAATAAGATATACACTCACTGCTTGCCTCCTTTACGCAACATCGCATTCAGATATTTGTTTTGATTCACTGACGGAAAAGAATTTCTCTTAAGTAATTCCTCTCTCGATGGCATGGGCTTTACGCGTTGGCGAATAATCATTTCTGCCGGAAGAATGCCGGGATTGTATGCAAGTCCTCTCATGATTTACTCTCCACGAACTGGTCAATAGCCATGCTAAGTGACACACCTAAAGTCTCGATATGCTGCTGAATATCCTGTAGCGTCTGCGCCTGAGATAACAGGATTTCACGGTTGCATAACTCTTTAACCAGATGCTCAAACTTGCTGTAATAACCGATACGACTGAGCGTTTCTTTCCCTGCATTCTCGCCTTCTTTGATAATTCCTCTTTCGCTAAGAATCAGGTCGTGTTTGGTTCCGGTAATAACGTATTTTCCGAGGTCGATGTTTAGCTTCATTGTTTTCATTGTTAATTCCTCAGTCATTACTGATAGCGCCATAGCGTGAGCGGTAATTACGCAGGCGCGGGTCGATATATTCAGGGAATTTGTCTATTGTCGCTTTTCGCAACGGTCTCATTGCTGTTTCGTTTGTTCGGTCCTTCTCCTGTTTTAGCGCGAGTTGTATATCGCGTCGGTACATCCGTTCCGCTTTTGTTTCTGGTGGCAGAGTAAGAAATGCATCGAAATTGTTTTTGATATTTTCCAGCACCTCCAATACGGAATTGCCGGAACAGCGGCGCGCGTCGTCCGCACCATACAGAGGCGCTGGCATGATTTTCTCCTGATTAAATTGCGTGAATAGCGTGACGAGGGAAGGGGAGGGTTACTGGCGCAAAAGGTATATCGTCGTCAAACTCCATAGGTGGTTCGCTGTGATTTACCTGCTTCTTAGGCTGCTGTTTTTGTTGCTGACCGTTATTTCGCTGAGGTGAAGACTGTTCATTGATTCCTTGCTTGCCACCAAGCATTTGCATGGTTCCACCAACGCCCACGATAACTTCGGTAGTGAACCGATCCTGTCCGCTTTGATCCTGCCATTTTCTTGTCCGCAATTTTCCTTCAAGATAAACCTCAGAGCCTTTTCGCAGATATTCGCTGGCAATTTCTGCCAGTTTCCCGCTCATTACCACACGGTGCCACTCCGTCTGCTCCTTTTGCTCTCCAGTTTGCTTATCACGCCATTGTTCTGACGTAGCAACTGTAAGGTTTGCAAATGCCGTTCCTGATGGTGAATATCTGATTTCTGGATCATGCCCAAGGCGACCAATAATGATCACCTTATTTACGCCTCTGCTTGCCATTTATGCCGCCTGTTTTAGTTCGTTAACTCTGATGTTCATTACCTGAACGCATTTAGCCTGCGCCTCCTCGTTGCCAGCCATTAATTGCCAGTCACGCTGATAACGCTCGATGAGTTTTTTCTTGTCAGTTTCTGTTGACGCATAATCGCTGAAGTCTTTCAGGATTTGCTCGCAGTCAACCGATGGAGATTTCTGGTTGGTATTTTCTGGTGATGGTTTGTTATCTGATGCTGGGATTGCCCATCCCGGCAGCGATGGAGGGAGCCAGTAAAATCCTGTTCCATCCTTGAGTTTTGCCCTGTGCCATCCCTGCTTTTTATCGAGAGATGTTTGTGCGAAACCTTCCTCAAGGTTATACAGATACCGACCGATTCCCCACTGAACGGCAGCGCGCTTCATTGCACCGGAACGACCACCTTTTACGGCTTCTACCTGCGTGTTTTCAGCAGCATCCCATTTGGTTACCCATTCGGAATCAATCCTGATTGATATGCCGCATTCAACGCCTCCGTTGTTGGTAATATCTCGGTATTCATTGCGCCATCCTGCTTTGCCGCAAACATCGTCAAGGCGTTTCATGATTGCCCTGTTCGTGACATAAGCCAGCACCATAGCCCACACCTTGCCATCGCGTGTTTTACCGCTTTGCTGTATTCGCCATTCGATATCTTCAGGGCTGAATGGCTCATCGAATTTGTTCAAATCCATAATTCACCTCAGAATGGACACGGCCCAAGGAAATAACGCTGATTTAATACTTCGACTCGGGACAAATTAAGGCATACCCGCATTCCTTCGCGGTCACCATTATGGCGATACCAGAGAGCTTTCTGCGTGTACATGCGTCTCTGTAACTTGCTCTCCTTCACTGTGGTTGCAAGTGACATGAATATCTCCTTCGTTACCGATTAATTCTTTCATCTGACGAATGAATTCTTCGTCTGACCAGTTATCTGTAAAACTCATGGACGGCCTTGTTGTTTCAAAATATCCCAAAGCTTTTCGAGCAAACTTTTCATTCTTGGTTGTTTAAAGTCTGCTCCGGTTAAAATATTTTTTCGTGAATGCTGTACCGATAAAATCGGGTTGAAAGGGCGAACCGATGCCGCCCCTGCAATAGCGAACTGTTGCATAGGATGCTCCTTCTGTTTGATTGCATAACGAAAACGCCTCTCGTGAAGCGTTATTGGTATGCATATAAAAAAGCCCTCACATTGGAGGGCAAAGAAGATTTCCAATAATCAGAACAAGTCGGCTCCTGTTTAGTTACGAGCGACATTGCTCCGTGTATTCACTCGTTGGAATGAATACACAGTGCAGTGTTTATTCTGTTGTTTATGCTAAAAATAAAGGACGAATATTCGGCCTGAAATTACTCAACCAATGACGCTGCATATTCAATTAGGAATAACTTAGGTGCAAGCCAAATCTTCAACCATTCGAAATTGAAGGCAATAATTAAAACACCAATAATTGAGCCAAATATAGGAGCAAATACAGTGCATATATCGTAATAAAACGAAGATATAAAATATCCATCACTTGGACATCCATCGAAAGACGTCCATCTCTCGCCATTATTTCTTGCCGTTCTTGCAAAACTAGGAAGTTTCATTGCTGCAATTAAAAGCAACAACCCAGTCACTTGGAAAAGTGCGCTATGGACAAAACTCCATATTAGCAACTGATGAACAACATCAGGAATCTGTGCCTGGCTAAATGAAACAGCAGCATCTATTCCATTGCTGGCTTTTTGCAGTAGTTCTACGAGAATCTTGTTTGCTTGTTCTTCCATATATCACCTCAAATAAGTGGTTTGCTGCCTAATTTCATTTTCTGGCGACCAACACAAGTCACCCCCATTTCACTGCGTGGCTTGCGGTAGTAAATACGGTTCTGTTTACGCTCGACTTCATCTGCCTTCTTGCAGAGAAGGCTTCCGAGTGATGCTGCTTTGTCTGCTCTGACGCAACCAGAGAGCTTTAGCGCAATTTTTCGCGCCAGTCGCTGCTCTTGCATCGCCTGTTCACGTTGAGCCTGTCTGCGTGCTCTGCGGCGATTTCTGGCGTTATCGTCAGCCAGATATGTAATGACTACTGTCATGTTGACCTCCGATGAAACAACTTTGGAATTTTTTTTATTACAAAGTGGTTTCCTTCCCCGCCAATTAGACGGGGATGGAAGAGCATTTATGAGCCTTCATGGACTCTGCTCGATCAGTTCTATTTAATTAATATCTCAACTGAATGTAAGTATTCACATAAATCCTCCTACCTCTTGTGCAGCTTTCTTGAATATGGTGGCGGCTGCATAACGCCTATGGAATTGACTTTGGCGATTGGATGGCCGGTGCTGAACTCCGGCTTACTGGTTAGAGCGCCCGCACTACCAGTGACGCTGTCTTGAGGCGCAGATTGGTTACTGCTTGCCATGAGCGCTGTTTATACATTGGTCGAGCATCAGCCTGCTCATTCATCCAATCCCAAAGCCAACTACTCTTTGGTTCCCGCATTTCGGCGGGACAATCCCATCAATGTTAAAGAGCCTGCCAATCTGTTCCGTTTGGCTTCCAGCGTCCTGCTGATGGCTAAAGAATACTGTAGGTATTTTATTGTGTAAATACCCAAGGTATTTATTTTTGGTGAAATAATGATAAGCAAATGAATACAAAGGATATTTATTTTTTCGGAGTCTGCTTGTTCAGTGCTTTTTATGCGGGATATGTGAAGTGGATCCCGATAGCTATTGCTGCCGGGATTATAGGTTAGTCAGCGAAGGTTAAGACGAGAATTACCTTAATGATGTCTGCTACAACAGACGCGGCCATAGATAAACCAAAGACGATCCAAGCCACAGTGATGTCTTCACTACCATCGTATAGAGTTCCGTAATCACTGGTGTAAGGCGTAAATGTCGCGCCTTGATACAATAGGTATAAGCTTGATCCATAGAGGATAAATGCAGATATCCCTTGTATTGCTATGATCACCAGAATCATGAAACGAGCTGATCTATGCGCCCAAGCCTGGCTTATTTTTTCTGATAGAGATTTCGCAATAAAAGCATGCGCTAAGCCGTAAATTGTCGAGATTGCCAACATCCCAAAAAAGCTTGCTATAGCGGTTCCAACCATAATCGCCCCTTGCGTGATCAAACCAGCCTTAGTTTTGTCTCAATTGCAACGCCTATAATCTTGCAGTTTCCATTGATTGGCACGAGAGGCCATGCAGGATTAAGTCCCTTGAGGTATTTATTTCCGCCGTCGATTATCAGCTTCTTGAATGTTGCTTCGTTAGAGTCAGAAAGTTTTGCTATGACCAAGCTGCCGTTGATCGCCTCCCTTCCGGTATCGAAAAGAACGAATGTTCCCTCTGGAATGCTTAACCCAACCGGTGCCGTCATTGAATCACCTTCCACTTTAAGCCAGAACGCATTACCTTGAATATGCGCGTCAGACTCAAGCCAAACATCTATGTCTTTAATGGTGTATGGTTCGCATGCTTCACACCACGAGCCAGCCTGGATACTGCTTAACACCGGATACCTCTTTCCTGCTCTGTATTCCCCTGCATACCTTACGTTGGCATCGCTCTTAAGGCTTTCTGCCTGTTCTGCAACCTTGGCAGCAATTGACTGGCTAAAATCAGCAATTGAGACTTGCAACAAACGTGCAAAACCAGATGCGACCTCAACGTTTAGCGCGTTTCTGCCATTAAGATAATGCCCTACCGCTCCTTGGGTGATACCCAGTTCATCAGCGATTGAGTATTGGGTTATTCCCAATTCTTTCTTTTTTGACTCATACAAAGCCTTAAGCCGCTTAGCGTCTTCGAGCTGTTCTGTCGTCAGTGATTTTTTATTTTCCATAGCTTAATTCTAATAGCTAAGGTACTTAAACTAAAAATACCCTGAGTATTGATTGCTTTGAATACCTGTAGTATTCTTTGTTCATGGTTAATAACGGAGAGTGCATATGATTCGAATGACACTTGCCGATTACGCCAAAATCCATGGACAGGCTAAAGCAGCCAGTGACTTTGGTGTAATCCAGTGCGCTATCAGCAAGGCCATTCTGGCAGGCCGTAACATTATGGTTACGGTAAAGCCTGATGGCAGTGTGATTGGAGAGGAAGTTCGTCCTTTCCCAAGCAACAAGAAAAACAAATAGTAACACCGCTCTTTAACAGTCATGGTCCTCATTCCCGCCGAAATGCGGGAATACAACGCGCATAAGTTGATGCGCATAACTTCTTATTAGTTAAGGAAATACTTACATATGCAACTTACAAGTACTCGCAAGAAAGCGAATGCAATTACAAGCAACATCCTGAATCGAATTGCTGTACGTGGTCAGCGAAAGGTTGCCGACGCGTTAGGGATTAATGAATCGCAAATTTCGCGATGGAAAGACAGCTTCATCCCCAAAATGGGAATGCTTCTTGCTGTTCTTGAATGGGGTGTTGAAGACGAGGAGTTGGCGGAACTGGCTAAGAAAGTAGCCAGAATGCTGACAAAAGAAAAAGCCCCGAAGAACGGCGAATTCTTCGAGGCCTGATGTAGAAAGACTGGATCAATCCACAGGAGTAATTATGACAAAACGTCGTAAGAAATACCAGGAAAAAGAAGAGATTCGACACCCTGATTCACCTGAGGGATTAGTGGTAGCCGCAGCAAATAACAGGGCGTTCGCAGAGCGCCTTGTTGGTGTTTACAGACTAGCCAAAGCAGGAGTGAAACATGGGCGTCGTTAAGTTAGCTGATTACAGGCCTCAACTTGAGGTCGTGGAGCATCGCGTGGCAGATACCGAAGATGGTTTCATGCGCGTTGCTAACGAGATTACCGACAGTCTGCTGATGGCTGATTTAACCGTCCGGCAGTTGAAGGTGATGCTCGCTATCATGCGCAAGACATACGGATTCAATAAGCCGATGGATCGACTCACAAACACGCAGATAGCAGCCATGACAGGTATTCATCACACTCATGTTTGCGCTGCCAAGCGCCAGCTTATCGAGCGTAAATTCCTCATTGCTGATGGCGTGAAAATCGGAGTGAACAAGGTGGTTTCGCAGTGGATTAGCCAGGACAGCTTAACATTAGCTAAAACAGCTAATAAAACATTAGCCAAGCCGGCTAATGGGTATAAGCCAAGTCAGCTAAACACAAAAGACAATATACAAAAGACAATAAATACAAATACCCCCTTACCCCCTAACGGGGGCGGCGATGGGCAGGTTAAACCTGAACGTCGCAAGGCAGAACGAATCGACTACGAATCCTTCCTGAACGCCTACAACACCGAAGTCGGTGACAGACTGCCACACGCTGTTGCGGTCAACGAGAAACGCAAACGCCGCCTGAAGAAAATCATCCCGCAACTGAAAACGCCAAACGTGGACGGTTTCAGAGCGTATGTCAGGGCGTTTGTGCATCAGGCCAAGCCGTTTTACTTCGGAGACAACGACACGGGCTGGACAGCTGATTTTGATTACCTGCTGAGGGAAGATTCGTTAACGGGAGTACGGGAAGGGAAGTTTGCAGACAGGGGGATTGCATGAGACAGGATATCGAAGCGAGCGTTATCGGTGGCCTGCTGATTGGTGGATTAACACCAACCGCCAGCGACGTTCTGGCAACGCTGGAGCCGGAAGCGTTTTCAATTCCGCTCTACCGGAAAGCCTTCGAGGTTATCCGCAAGCAGGCGAGAAACAGAAACCTAATCGATGCGCTGATGGTTGCCGAGGCGTGCGGAGAGGAGCATTTCACGTCAATCCTGATGACCAGCAAAAACTGCCCGAGTGCCGCAAACCTGAAGGGATATGCCGGAATGGTCGCGGATAACTATCACCGCCGTCTGGTGCTGGAAATCATGGATGAAATGCGTGAACCAATTCAGAGCGGAACCATCGACGCATCGAGTCAGGCGATGGATGAGCTTGTAAAGCGTCTTTCAGCCATCAGAAAGCCCCGTGACGAGGTTAAACCTGTACGGTTAGGGGAAATCATTACTGACTACACTGACACGCTTGACAGGCGTCTGAGGAACGGAGAAGAGTCCGATACCCTGAAGACCGGAATCGAAGAACTTGATGCCATCACCGGAGGGATGAACGCGGAAGACCTGGTGATAATCGCTGCTCGTCCTGGTATGGGGAAAACCGAACTGGCGCTGAAGATTGCCGAAGGCGTTGCAAGCCGCGTTATTCCTGGTTCTGACGTCCGGCGCGGGGTATTGATTTTCTCAATGGAAATGAGCGCATTGCAGATTGCAGAGCGAAGCATTGCCAACGCCGGGAGGATGTCGGTTAGCGTGCTGCGAAATCCTGCATCGATGGATGACGAGGGCTGGGCACGTGTTGCTAACGGCATGAGTCAGCTTGCAGATTTGGATGTATGGGTAGTCGATGCCTCGCGGTTATCGGTCGAAGAAATTCGCTCAATCGCAGAACGGCACAAACAGGAAAATCCAAACCTCTCACTCATCATGGCGGATTATCTTGGCCTGATTGAGAAGCCGAAAGCAGACCGCAACGACCTCGCAATTGCTCACATCTCCGGAAGCCTGAAGGCGATGGCGAAAGACCTGAAAACGCCTGTTATCTCCCTGAGTCAGCTTTCGCGCGATGTTGAGAAGCGACCAAACAAACGCCCGACAAACGCAGATTTGCGTGATTCAGGAAGCATTGAACAGGACGCAGACTCAATCATCATGCTCTATCGGGAAGCGGTATATGACGAGAACAGTAGCGCCGCACCATTTGCTGAAATCATCGTGACGAAAAACCGTTTTGGCTCACTTGGTACGGTTTACCAGCGGTTCTGTAACGGACACTTTGTTGCATGTGACCAGGATGAAGCCAGACAGATTTGCACAGCATCAAATGCACCTGCTGCGCGTGGCAGACGATATGCACAAGGGGCGGACGTATGACCATCTACATCACTGAGCTAATAACAGGCCTGCTGGTAATCGCAGGCCTTTTTATTTGGGGGAGAGGGAAGTGTGGCTGACTGGCAAATTCCAATCATCATTCTTTCCGGAGCTTCGCTGGTTGCTGGCTTTATCCTGCTGAAAAAGCATAAAGACCGTGATCAAAAAGTCGAAGTTCTCTATGGGTATCCAGCGAACAGCACAACATGGCTGACCATTTACCACTACCGAAAATCAGGCCGCTGGGTATTCGAATGGGATGATCTGTTCGCTGAAAAGCGACCAAAGTCATGGGGAGACATCAGCGAATGCATGATGTTTGAAGAAAGAAAATCCGGCGCAACCCGAGAAGAGTTTAACGAAGCGTGGGCGCGATTAAGTGAGAGAGGGTATTTGTGAGCAAGTACGAAAAATTAGATCAAAACATTCTTTCAATGCTGAGTGAAAGACCAACACCTGTTTTTGATATCTGGCTTAAATGGCGGAGCAATGGAATGTATATCGAAACCATCGATCGCCGTATGCAATACCTGAGAAAGAAAGGGCTTGTTGCAAATGTGCGTGGGAAGGGTTGGGTGAAAATTAACCTGTAATAACGGGGATTGATATGGACGAATCAAGAAAGCAGTTTGAGGAATACGTTGCCAAAAAATTGAGATTACCATTCGAGATGATAACCGAGGCAAGAAATGGTGATAGGTACTTTGCATTTTCAAGCATGGATATTCGTCACTCCTTAAATGAGTGGTGGGCTTTATGGCAGGCATCGCGAGCAGCTATTGAACTGGATATCGACTGGCCAGAATCGAATGACGACTTTTGGAAAGATGGTGAAGAAGGTGCTTATGCGATGGGTTATGAGGATGGGAGAGACAAAACGGTAATTGCAGTAATGAAAGCTATCAGAGCCGCTGGAATTAAAGAGAAGAATTTCGATGAAGCAAACAATCTTCCTCCGAACTAAGCAACAACAGCAAGCTGCAATAAATGCCATCCTCGCAACACCACTCGATAAAGACAAGCCAGTCACCATCCGCATTACTGACTACAAGCGCAACCTTGACCAGAACGCAAAATTTCACGCGATGGTCGCAGATATCGCTAGGCAAGTTCAGTGGCGCGATAAATGGTTAAAACCAGAACAATGGAAGGTTTTGTTGATCAGCGGTCATGCAGTGGCAACAAAGCAGGAAGCTGATGTTTTGCCCGGGCTTGAAGGCGAATACGTCAACATTCGCGAAAGTAGCGCGCAGATGAGCGTGAAGCGCATGGCAAGCCTGATTGAGTACACGACAGCATGGGCTATTGGTCAGGGTGTCAGATTTACCGACAGGAGGTACGAATGAGACGACAGCGACGAAGTATCACCGACATCATCTGCGAAAACTGCAAATACCTTCCAACGAAGCGCTCCAGAAATAAACGCAAGCCAATCCCAAAAGAATCTGACGTAAAAACCTTCAACTACACGGCTCACCTGTGGGATATCCGGTGGCTAAGACATCGTGCGAGGAAATGACGATGACTGCGTATTACAACGAAATAGATCCGTATGCAGCGCAATGGCTGCGTAACTTAATTGACGCTGGAGAAATTGCCCCCGGTTATGTAGATGAAAGGAGTATTGAAGATGTCACACCAGGTGATTTGCGAGGATTTACCCAGCACCACTTTTTTGCAGGAATCGGAGTTTGGAGCTATGCACTTAGAAAAGCAGGATGGCCAGACAACAAGAGTATCTGGACAGGAAGTTGCCCATGCCAACCTTTCAGCTCGGCAGGCAAAGGAAAAGGGGTTGATGACGAGCGGCACTTATGGCCAGCATTCTTCTGGCTTATTGAAAAATGCAATCCTGGCATCGTTATTGGCGAACAGGTTGCAAGCGCAGACGGCCTCGCTTGGCTCGACCTTGTACAAACTGACTTGGAAGGTGCGAACTACACCTCTGCAGGTACCGATATTTGCGCTGCGGGCTTCGGTTCTCCGCACATCAGGCAGCGATTGTATTGGGTGGCCTACTCCAACGACAAATATCAACTTTCAGCCAGAGACGCGCAGGGGAATTCAGAACCTATCTGGATGCGTGAGACTAGCGGGATGGCAAACTCCTTTAGCGAACGATGCAACAGGTTCAACGCATTGCTACAGCGGAAAAGACAAGAGCGGAACCCCAAGAATCTGCTTGAAACTTCCCGGGACGGTGAAGCTATGTACCCATTACCGGTTAACGGCTTCTGGAGAGATGCAGACTGGCTTTACTGTAGAGATGAAAAATATCGTCCAGTTAGACCCGGCTCATTCCCGATGGTTAATGGCATTGCCAAAAGCTTGGGACGAGGCAAGTCCACACTGGGAAGAATGGCAAAGCGCAATCAAGATCAGCGAATTATTGGATATGGAAACGCAATCAATGCAGAAGTAGCAACGGCATTCGTGAAAGTTTGTATGGAGGTTGTTAATGCTTAGCCCATCCCAATCCATTCAATACCAGAAAGAAAGCGTCGAGCGGGCTTTAACGTGCGCTAACTGCGGTCAGAAGCTGCATGTGCTGGAAGTTCACGTGTGCTCCTATTGCTGCGCAGAACTGATGAGCGATCCGAATAGCTCAATGTACGAGGAAGAAGACGATGAATGAGTTAATAAATGGCAATGCCATCAAAATGACAAGCATTGAAATCGCTGAGTTGGTGGGAAGTCGTCATGACAAGGTGAAACAATCTATTGAACGACTGGCGGCTCGAGGTGTGATCCGAAATCCCCCAATGGTGGTTTTCGAAAAAATCAATAACTTAGGGTTGCTTCGTGGCGTAGAGGCTTACGTTTTTGAGGGCGAACAAGGTAAGCGAGACAGCATTATTGTCGTCGCCCAGTTGTCGCCGGAATTCACCGCTCGTCTTGTTGACCGTTGGCGAGAGCTTGAAGAAACTGCGGTTAATATCCCCAAAACGCTACCGGAAGCGTTGCGCCTTGCTGCTGATCTTGCTGAGCAGAAAATGCAACTGGAAAACCAGCTCGCAATTGCCGCACCTAAAGTTGAGTTTGCCGATCGCGTTGGCGAGGCCAGCGGAATTTTGATTGGAAACTTTGCAAAGGTTGTTGGTATTGGTCCAAACAAACTGTTTGCGTGGATGCGCGATCACAAAATCCTTATTGCTTCAGGCTCCCGGCGCAATGTGCCAATGCAGGAATATATGGATCGCGGCTATTTCACAGTGAAAGAAACAGCGGTCAACACAAATCACGGAATACAGATATCGTTCACCACAAAAATCACCGGGCGTGGTCAACAGTGGCTGACCAGAAAGCTGCTCGATAACGGAATGCTGAAAGTAACAGGGGAGGCTGCTTAATGGCTAACCTACGAAAAGAAGCTCGCGGCAGAGAATGCCAGGTACGTATTTACGGCGTATGCAATGGCAATCCTGAAACTACAGTTCTGGCACATTACCGGATGGCTGGAATTTGCGGAACTGGAATGAAGCCTGACGACCTGATCGGTGCATGGGCTTGTAGTGACTGCCACGCTGAGATCGACCGACGCACAAGGATTCTCGACAACAAAGACGCCAGACTTTACCACCTCGAAGGCGTGATCAGGACGCAGGCGATACTGCTGAAGGAGGGGAAGATTAAGTCATGAACGAATATCAGTTTGTGCTTCCATACCCGCCGTCGGTGAATACCTACTGGCGAAGACGGGGAAGCCAATACTACATCAGCGATAAAGGCCAGAAATACCGAAAAGACGTTCAGCAAATCATCCGCCAACTTAAGTTAGACATTTTCACCAAATCACGACTCCGCATCAAAGTCATCGCAGACGTTCCAGACTCCCGCCGCCGAGACCTCGACAACATCCTGAAAGGTTTACTCGACTCCCTTATCCACGCCGGATTTGCGGAAGACGACGAGCAATTCGATGACATTCGCGTAATTCGTGGTGTGAAAGTACCAGGCGGACGGCTTGGAATAAAAATCACCGAACTGGAGAACGCATGAACGCCACAATTCAAACGATACCAGATCTTCTTATCCAGACACGAGGCAATCAGACTGAAGTGGCAAGGATGCTTTCCTGCGCAAGAGGAACAGTGCTCAAGTACAACCGAGACAGCAAAGGCGAGCGTCACGTAATAGTTAACGGCGTCCTGATGGTCAAACAGGGCAAGAGGGGAAGACGATGAGCATAAGAGAACTAAACCTCACCAAAGAACAGCACGATTGGCTGAATGGCTGGCTTGAACTGTGGGGCGCATGGGTTTATTCAGGCCGCCTGGAAAAGCGCATGAGCAGCGTAATAGCGAAGTTCATGGAGAGCGTAGAGCCGGGAAGAGTTATGACAAGGCCAATGTGTAATGATGATGATGGAATGTTGATTTCTCAGGTCGTCGATTCCGTCATGTACATTGACAAGAAAGCCTTTGGCATCCTCCTCAGCTACTACGCTCATGGTTCATCTAAGCGAGCAATTGCATCCTACTATCACGCGACTGCAAAGCCACGCAAGATGTGTGGACGTGGTGGCGAGGGATGGAGAAAACCTTCACTGGCAACCTGTAGAAACGAAATTGACGACATCCTGAAAGCGTCATTATTTGTTTTATACCAGCCAATGCAAAATGCTTTCAAAATGCGTAAACGTGTTGAGAAAGTTAAGCATGTTGCTGTTAAAAGCCTTGACATGCAATTATCCATTTAGCCATAATTAGAAGGTAAGCTGCCGTTAGTGACTCTTAAGTTGCAACGGTGGCTTTTTTTATTTGGGTCAGTCGTATAAAGGTCATTACGGAAGGCTGTTAACCTTCTTATCGTGGTTCGAGCCCACGCTGTCCCGCCAAACATGCTGGTTTAGCTCCAATGGTAGAGCAGTCGCCTTGTAAGCGAATGGGTAGCGGTTCAAGTCCGTTAACCAGCACCATAACTGAGCCGTAGCCACTGGCTATCCTGAATTCATCAGTGATAGTTATGCTGCGGCCTTCTACACATGACCTTCGTGAAAGCGGGTGGCATGAGGTTGCGCTAACAACCTCATGCCGTTTTGCCCGTGCATATCGGTCACGAACAAATCTGATTACTAAACACAGTAGCCTGGATTTGTTCTATCAGTAATCGACCTTATTCCTAATTAAATAGAGCAAATCCCCTTATTGGGGGTAAGACATGAAGATGCCAGAAAAACATGACCTGTTAGCCGCCATTCTCGCGGCAAAGGAACAAGGCATCGGGGCAATCCTTGCGTTTGCAATGGCGTACCTTCGCGGCAGATATAATGGCGGTGCGTTTACAAAAACAGTAATCGACGCAACGATGTGCGCCATTATCGCCTGGTTCATTCGTGACCTTCTCGACTTCGCCGGACTAAGTAGCAATCTCGCTTATATAACGAGCGTGTTCATCGGCTACATCGGTACTGACTCGATTGGTTCGCTTATCAAACGCTTCGCTGCTAAAAAAGCCGGAGTAGAAGATGGTGGAAATCAATAATCAACGTAAGGCGTTCCTCGATATGCTGGCGTGGTCAGAGGGAACTGATAACGGACGACAGAAAACCAGAAATCATGGTTATGACGTCATTGTTGGCGGAGAGCTATTCACTGATTACTCAGATCACCCTCGCAAACTTGTCACGCTAAACCCAAAACTCAAATCAACAGCAGCCGGACGTTACCAGCTTCTTTCCCGTTGGTGGGATGCCTATCGTAAGCAGCTTGGCCTGAAAGACTTCTCTCCGAAAAGCCAGGACGCTGTGGCATTGCAGCAGATTAAAGAGCGTGGCGCTTTACCGATGATTGATCGCGGTGATATTCGTCAGGCTATCGACCGTTGCAGCAATATCTGGGCTTCACTGCCGGGCGCTGGTTATGGTCAGTTCGAGCATAAGGCTGACAGCCTGATTGCAAAATTCAAAGAAGCAGGCGGAACGGTCAGAGAGATTGAGGTATGAGCAGAGTAACCGCGATTATCTCCGCTCTGGTTATCTGCATCATCGTCTGCCTGTCGTGGGCTGTTAATCATTACCGTGATAACGCCATCGCCTACAAAGACCAGCGCGATAAAGCCACATCCATCATCGCTGATATGCAGAAGCGTCAACGTGATGTAGCAGAACTCGATGCCAGATATACAAAGGAGCTTGCTGATGCTAACGCGACTATCGAAAGTCTCCGTGCTGATGTTTCTGCTGGTCGTAAGCGCCTGCAAGTCGCCGCCACCTGTGCAAAGTCAACGACCAGAGCCAGCGGCATGGGCGATGGAGAAAGCCCAAGACTTACAGCAGATGCTGAACTCAATTATTACCGTCTCCGAAGTGGAATCGACAGGATAACCGCGCAGGTTAACTACCTGCAGGAGTACATCAGGACGCAATGCCTTCGATGATAGCGATAATTTTACTCATCATCCTTCACATCTGGCTCTGTAGACAGGGTGGTGATCACTTCTGGAGTGAATCCAGATTAAACATCTCATTGCTGATGCTTGATATTGAGCATCAGGCGCGCGGTAAGGGGCTGCGTTGAGATAAGAGCCAGTCATTACAAATACCAGGATTTAGCCTCGCATTCGCGGGTTTTTTTATTCCCAACTCCATAGGTAATTTTATGACCCAGCATATTGGCGTAAAACTGATTAACGCCTTTCCGATGACGAGACAGGCATATAACGATTTTCGTGGCTGGCAGCTTCCTGCCGGAGAAAACGGCGAGGACGAAGGCTATCTGGTTGAATATCTGGATGGCGGAAAACCTAACACCGATCGCTTTGATGGCTACGTTAGCTGGAGTCCAAAAGAAGTATTCGAAAAGGCTTATCGTCCGGTATCAGGGTTAAGTTTCGGCCTTGCCATGGAAGCGTTAAAACAGGGCAAAAGTTTGCAGCGGGCAGGATGGAATGGGAAAGACCAGTTTGTTTATCTCGTGAAAGGGGAAAAATTAGCGTCTGCGTTGGGTTATGGCTTTGGCGAATATGTTGGCGAGCCAACTTTCAATGACACGCTTGTATTGAAAAACTCACAGAACCGCCTTGCTACATGGGTTCCATCCATTGGCGACCTGATGGCTGAAGACTGGCAAATCATTTAACCATGTAGGCATTACAAAGCCTATCTACGGGTGGGCTTGATAATGAAACCGGAATTTATTCTGGGCCACCAGTTAACGGCAGTACCACGAAACAACCCAAGCCAGTAAGTGGGGAAATAACACTGGCAGCCACTGAAAGATGAACCTCCTGCCTTATGGCAAAAAAGATTCTTTGTGGTGGCGGACTGATGGAAAGACATCGGTTATTGCAGAGGCCATTCAATGAATGGTCTCGACAATGGCTTATACCATACACGGGATAACTTAACTGATATCCCTTTTAACGGATAAACGGAGCCAACAATGGCAGAGATTATTCCCATGACTGAAGAACAGAAATTCCAGTTAGAGATTTACAAACTGGTCATGAACCAGAACGCAGCCGCAGAAGAAGCATTTCAGTTCATTGGCACTGACGAGCTGAAGCTTGAGTTATTCAAAATTCACTTCCAGTCAGGCGGCGCTAATTCAGATATCACGACCCGCACAATCGAAGCGGTGCGTAAATCGAAGGAAGCGTTAGACCTGTTCACTACCGGAGCATAAACATGGCGCGCCCAACAAAGTATCAAGAGGCGTATGCCGAACAGGCACGCAAACTGTGCTTGCTGGGCTACACCGATGCAGAGCTTGCTGATTTCTTCGAAGTCAGTGAGTCAACTATTAACAAGTGGAAGCTTGATTATCCTGAGTTTTCGGAGTCCATAAAAAAGGGTAAGGCCGTCGCTGATGCAGAAGTTAGTGATCGTCTTTATCAACGCGCTATGGGCTTCGTGGCTCCAGACATCGATATTCGTGTTATTGAAAACAGAATTGTCGAAACTCCGCTTGAGAAGTATTACCCGCCTGATACAACCGCCGCCATCTTCTGGCTTAAGAACCGACAGAAGGATAAATGGCGCGATAAGGTTGATCACGAGCTAACAGGCAAAGACGGCGGCGCAATCCAGATTGAAACATCACCGATGAGCACTCTATTCGGAAAATGACCTCGATTAATCCTATCTTTGAACCGTTCATTGAGGCGCATCGCTATAAAGTCGCCAAAGGCGGTCGAGGTAGCGGTAAGTCATGGGCAATCGCGAGGCTGCTTGTTGAAGCGGCGCGTCGGCAGCCGGTGCGTATTCTCTGCGCTCGTGAACTGCAAAACAGTATCAGCGATTCGGTAATCCGGTTGCTTGAAGACACCATAGAGCGGGAAGGGTATTCGGCTGAGTTTGAAATTCAGCGTTCAATGATTCGTCATCTCGGAACGAATGCTGAGTTCATGTTCTACGGCATCAAAAACAACCCGACGAAGATTAAATCGCTCGAAGGCATTGATATCTGCTGGGTGGAGGAAGCGGAAGCGGTAACGAAGGAATCATGGGATATCCTGATACCAACCATCCGCAAGCCATTTTCCGAAATATGGGTGAGCTTCAACCCGAAAAACATCCTCGACGATACCTATCAGCGATTCGTAGTAAACCCTCCCGATGATATTTGTCTGCTGACGGTGAACTACACCGACAACCCGCACTTTCCTGAAGTTCTCCGTCTGGAGATGAAAGAGTGCAAACGCAGAAATCCGACACTGTATCGTCACATCTGGCTTGGTGAGCCGGTAAGCGCAAGTGATATGGCAATCATCAAACGTGAATGGCTTGAAGCCGCAACCGATGCGCACAAGAAACTCGGATGGAAAGCGAAAGGTGCGGTTGTTTCTGCGCATGACCCGTCAGATACAGGGCCAGATGCTAAAGGTTACGCATCGCGTCACGGTTCGGTGGTTAAGCGCATTGCCGAAGGTCTGCTGATGGACATCAACGAGGGTGCTGACTGGGCTACTTCGCTGGCGATTGAAGACAGCGCTGACCATTACCTGTGGGATGGTGATGGCGTCGGTGCGGGGCTACGCAGACAGACAACGGAAGCATTCTCCGGTAAGAAAATCACCGCCACGATGTTCAAGGGCAGTGAATCGCCATTCGATGAAGATGCGCCGTATCAGGCCGGAGCATGGGCTGATGAAGTCGTACAGGGCGACAACGTTCGCACTATTGGTGATGTGTTCCGCAATAAGCGAGCGCAATTCTATTACGCGCTGGCTGACAGGCTGTATCTGACATATCGGGCGGTTGTCCACGGTGAGTATGCAGACCCCGACGACATGCTGAGCTTCGACAAAGAAGCGATAGGCGAGAAGATGCTGGAGAAGCTGTTTGCAGAACTGACGCAGATTCAGCGCAAATTCAATAATAACGGGAAGCTGGAGCTTATGACTAAGGTCGAAATGAAGCAGAAGCTCGGTATCCCATCTCCTAACCTGGCTGATGCGCTGATGATGTGTATGCATTGCCCGGAGTCGGCTGCGCAACCCGACTATTCCAGTTACTCAATTCCTTGTGGTGTAGGTTGATATGGCAGAAAAAAAGATGACTGACTGGCATCGCAAGGTGCTGTGCAACTTTGATAATGCCTGGTCAGCAACGCAGGATATGCGTGAGCAGATTATTGAGGCTCAACGTTTCGTCCGGGTGTCCGGCGCACAGTGGGAAGGCAGCACAAACGCTGGTTACTCATTTGATGAAGGCAGGTTTGAGCATTACCCGCGCTTTGAACTGAATAAGATTGCCCGTGAATGTGATCGCATCATTGGCGAGTATCGACAGAATCGCATCAGCGTTAAATTCAGGCCGAAGGACGATAAGGCATCGGAAGCGTTAGCCGAAAAGATGAACGGCAAATTCCGCGCTGACTATCAGGAAACATCCGGTGGCGAAGCGTGTGATAACGCATTTGATGATGCTGTAACGGGCGGATTCGGTTGTTTCCGCATGTGTGCCGATTACGAAGATGAAATGGATCCGAGTAACGAGCAGCGCCGCATCAGCCTTCTTCCTGTTTACGACCCAGCGACATGCGTCTTCTTCGATCAGGACAGCAAGCAATATGACCGTTCTGATGCTATGTGGGCTATGGAAATGTTCTCCATGACGCCTAAAGCGTTCGAGACTGAATACCCTGATTCCATCGCGGCAAGCCTTTCTCGTGATGACACTGGCACTCAGTATGACTGGTCAACGCCTGATGCCATCTATGTTGGACGCTACTACGAAGTTCGCATAGAGAAGGTGAAGCTCACGGCGTGGCGCAACCCTGTTAGCGGAGAAACGGCAATCTATGATGAAGAGCAAATCAAAGATATTGTTGACGAGCTGACCGATGGCGCATTCGAACTGATTGGCGAGCGGACAGTGAAGAAACGCCGCGTTTATTGCGGCCTTCTGTCTGGCGCTGAATGGCTGGAAGAACCGAAGCGTATTCCGGGCGAACATATTCCTCTCATCCCGGTATATGGGCGTCGCTCATTTGTTGATAATCAGGAGCGAATCGAAGGCCACGCTGCAAAAGCGATGGATGCACAGCGTCTTGAGAACCTGATGGTTTCCATGATTGCAGATAACGCTACTCAGGCTGGCGGTGATGGCATTCCTATCGTGGATGTTGATTTCATTCCCGGTCCATTAATGAATCACTGGGCAGAGAGGAATAAGAAAAGACCAGCAGTTCTTCCCATGACCAGCAAGAAGGACAAAAACGGAACGGTCATTTCAGAGGCTCAGGTTGCTGGCTGGACGCCTCCGACACAAATGCCTCCAGCTCTTGCCGGGCTATTGCAGTACACCGGAACGGCTATTCAGCAAATTACAGGTGCTTCGCAGCTTGAGAACATGCCGAGCAACGTCGCCACCGATACCGTTGATAGCATTTTTAACCGGATGGACACGCAGTCCTATATCTACATGGACAACATGGCTAAATCCATGCGTCGCGCTGGCGTTGTGTGGCTTTCTATGGCGCGTGAAGTCTATGGCAGCGATACGCCGATGCGTATCGTTAATGAGGACGGCAGCGATGACGTGGCGCTGATGACTGGTGAAGTGGTTGACCGTCAGACAGGGCAGGTTATCGCGCTTAACGACCTTTCGCAGGGTAACTATGAAGTGACTGTCGATGTCGGTCAGTCGTTCGCTACTCGCCGTGATGCAACGGTTAAGTCGTTACTTTCCATGCTGGCACTTATCCCGCCAGGAACGCCGAAGCATGACCTTGTATCGTCGATGATTCTCGACAATATGGACGGCGAAGGGATGGACGACCTGAAAGAATACAACCGCAATCAGTTGCTTCTGTCTGGCGTTATCAAGCCGAGAACGCCTGAAGAACAGCAAATGGTTGAGCAGGCGAAACAACAACAGGCCAGTCAGCCAGATCCGGCTATGGTTGCTGCGCAAGGTCAGCTTCTTGCTGGTCAGGCTGAATTGCAGAAAGCGCAGAACGAACAAGCAGCCATTCAGGTTAAAGCATTCCAGGCACAGACGGATGCTCAGGTTGCTGCGGCAAATGTTGTGAAAATCCTCGCATCTGCCGATAGCCAGCAAAAATCTGATATCCGTGAGGCGCTGAAACTGCTCGGACAGTTCCAGCAACAGCAAGGAGATAATGCCCGTGCTGATGCAGAGCTTGTCCTGAAGAGTCAGGCGCAGGGCCATGCGCAGCGCATGGACATCAACAGCATCCTGCAAAAATCAACTCAGCAACAACCACAGCAGTAATTAACCCATAACGTGCAATGGCTGTCTTTATGAGGCCTGGCACCCTATTGCCTTCCGATGGGCTGAACATCGAGTAAACAGGGGTAAAAAATGGACCAGATGGCAGAAAACACACCAGAAGTTGAAATCGAAACCGACGCGTCAGAGCAGATTCCTGATGATGTCGAACTGGCTGAAGAAGTCGAAACAGCAGATGGCAGTGAGTCCTCAGGAAATGATGCAGAGGAAGCTACTGACACTGATGACGACGAATCAGAACAGGAATTCTACTTTGGTGACGAAAAGCTGGATTCGCCAACCAGCGAAGATGGAGCTGAGCATGGACTGGTAAAACACTTGCGCAAGACGATTAAAGAGAAAGACCGCGAGCTGAAAGAGCTGATGCGTCAGTCTCAGAAACCCGTCGAGCAGCAGCCGGTAATCACTCAACCACCGCGAATGCCAAAACTGGACGATGAGGACATCGGTTTCGATGAAGAAATCTACCAGCAACGCATGGCTAAGTGGGCAGAGGATAACGGCAAATACCAGGAGCAAGTACGAGAGCGGAAACGAGAGGAAGAGGCGCGTACCGCAACGCTTCAGCAGAAAGCAGCCAATTACATGCAGAGAGTAAAAGCACTGAAAGTGGCTGGCTACCAGGATGCAGAGCAGGCTGTACGCGAAGATGTTCCTGTTCATATTCAGGACATGATCCTTCTTGAGTCAGAGAAGCCGGAAATCGTTGTTCTGGCGCTCGGTCGCAACGCTGAACTGCGCAAGCAACTGGCAGAAGCTACCAACCCCGTAGCAATTGGTCGTCTGCTGGAACGTATCGAATCGAAGGCCAGAATCATGCCAAAAGCAAAAACCACGGCAGCCACAACCCCGACAGTTAAGGGGAGCAACGGCGCAGTAATCAACAACCTCGACAAATTGAAAGCCAAGGCGCTGGAAACTGGTGACTGGACGCCGTATTTCGCCGCTAAAAAGGCAAAAAAATAACCTATCGGAGCATTAAGCATGGCTAACCAATTAGCAAAAGACCTTGAAATCATGTTCGAAAACTACGTTGAAGGCTTTGAGGCCGCCTGCGTAGTTTCCCGTAACGCTAAAAAATTCCGTCCCGGTGATACAGCAATGCAGCGAGCAGGTGATGTTCTGTATCGTCCGCAGCATTACCACATGAACATTGAGGAAGGCCTCGATCTCAGCAGCAAAACGCCTACAGCACTGGTTCAGCGCCTTGTTCCTTCTGTGTTCAAGGAGCCGAAAAACATTCTGTACACTCTGGATGCGCGTGAAATGCGTGACCCTGAGCATAAAACTGAAGCTGGTCGCGCCGCAGGTATGCGCCTTGCTGCACAGATTGACTCTGACCTGATTTCCATGGTTACGCAGCGTGCTACTAACGTGATCACAATGTCTGACTCAACCACAGGTACACAGGGCCGTGATTTGTGGAACTGTGCGGCAGGTATTGATGCCACCATGACGGCGATTGGTGTACCGCAGGGTATCAACCGTCGCTCTTTCTGGAACCCCTTCAACTACAAAGACCTTGCTGGCGAGCTTGGTCACCGTGCCTACGCTCAGGGCGCAACCCTGACAGCATACGAAAAAGCGCAGATCCCTCCGGTTGCTTCCTTTGATAGCTACAAGACCGATATTTCTGGTCGATTACCGAAAGGAAGCGCTGAATCCTTGACAGTATCAGGCCAACCTGAACACAAGGTTGAAGCGAAAGATTCAAATGGTATGCCAGTTGATAACCGACAGGGGACTATTACGGTATCTGCATCTGGCTTGCAGGTTGGTGATGCGTTCACCATTGCCGGTGTGAATTCCGTACACCAGATCACAAAAGATACCACCGGGCAACCGCAGGTATTCCGTGTTCTGGCTGTTAGCGGAACTACCGTAACAATCTCTCCAAAGATTCTCCCTGTTGAAAATACCGATGTTGCGAGTCGTCCATATGCAAACGTCGATGCCAAACCGGCAGAATCAGCAGCAATCACCATTCTCAACAAGAACGCAGCACCTGCTAACCTGTTCTGGGCTGATGGTTCTGTTGAGCTGATGTACGGCAAACTAGCGTTCCCGACTGGTCAGGGTCCACAGGTAATGACAGCAACCACCGAGCAGGGCGCTACGCTGATCATGTCTTACGCCTTCGACCACATCAAAGGCGTAACCACTGCTCGTTTCACCACTCTGTACGGTTGCTCTGTACTTGTTCCTGAATATACGGGCATCGTTATTGCCGGGCAGTAATTTTGGTGGGGCTTCGGCCCCATTTTTATTGGGAGAAGACAATGGCACGAACAATGCTCTATAAGCCTGGCAACATGATCACCTGTGGTCAGTTTGCTGTCGATTACATCATTGTTGATGACGAAGAAGTTAAATCTCACCTGAAAAAAGGTTGGGTAAAAACTCCTGAAGAAACCGCAACGAAGCAAAAAGTGGCTAAGGCGGAAGAAGATGGCGAAAACGAAGGGTGATCTCGTTCTAAAGGCTTTACGAAAAGCCGGGCTGTATTCCAATGCCACGTTGACAGATGCCGACCCTCAGGCAATTGAAGATGCCATTAATGACCTTGAAGACATGATGGCAGCATGGCAGGCGAAAGGTATCGAGCTTGGATATCAGTTTGCGGATACAGAAAACGGCATCATGCCGTTACCTGACGATGATTCAGGTATCCCTGCATGGGCAAATGATGGCGTCGCTTTGAAACTCGCTGTGCAAGTGTGCATGGATAACGTCATTCAGCCGTCGGATGCTCTCCTTACCGCTGCTGACAGCGCATATCAGACAATCTGCATCGCTTTAACCAAAATACCACCACTTGAGCGGCGAAATGACATGCCTCGCGGTAGTGGTAACAAAAGCGCGTTTACGTGGAATCGGTTTTACATCGAGAAAGATGATCCGAGTACGTGAGGTGAATAAATGCCGATTCAGCAACTTCCGCTCATGAAAGGTGTCGGCAAAGACTTCCGAAATGCCGACTATATCGACTATCTACCAGTGAATATGTTGGCTACACCCAAAGAAATCCTTAACAGCAGCGGATATCTTCGCTCATTCCCGGGCATTGCCAAACGCTCTGATGTAAACGGTGTATCGCGCGGAGTCGAGTACAACATGGCGCAGAATGCTGTTTATCGCGTGTGTGGTGGGAAGCTTTACAAAGGCGAAAGCGAAGTCGGTGACGTCGCCGGAAGTGGTCGCGTATCAATGGCGCATGGTCGGACATCTCAGGCTGTAGGTGTTAATGGTCAACTGGTCGAGTATCGCTATGATGGCACGGTTAAAACCGTCTCAAACTGGCCTACAGACAGCGGATTCACACAGTACGAGTTAGGTTCAGTTCGCGACATTACGCGCTTACGTGGGCGTTATGCGTGGTCAAAAGACGGAACTGATTCATGGTTTATCACTGACCCTGAAGACGAATCGCACCCTGACCGATACAGTGCACAATATCGTGCCGAGTCTCAGCCTGACGGTATTATCGGCATCGGAACATGGCGAGACTTCATCGTCTGCTTTGGTTCATCGACGATTGAATATTTCTCCCTGACTGGTGCAACCACAGTTGGTGCTGCTTTGTATGTCGCACAGCCATCGCTGATGGTGCAAAAAGGCATCGCCGGGACTTACTGCAAAACGCCGTTTGCTGATTCCTATGCGTTTATCAGCAATCCGGCAACAGGTGCGCCGTCTGTATACATCATCGGCTCCGGTCAGGTGTCACCAATCGCCAGCGCGAGCATTGAGAAAATCCTCCGCTCCTACACTGCTGATGAACTGGCTGATGGCGTGATGGAATCGTTGCGCTTTGATGCGCATGAGTTGCTGATTATCCATCTTCCGCGCCACGTACTCGTGTACGACGCATCTTCAAGCGCCAATGGTCCGCAATGGTGTGTGTTGAAAACAGGCCTGTATGACGATGTGTACCGCGCTATCGACTTCATTTACGAAGGCAATCAGATAACGTGCGGCGATAAGCTGGAATCTGTTACCGGGAAACTGCAGTTCGATATCAGCAGCCAGTACGACAAGCAACAGGAACACCTGCTGTTTACTCCACTCTTCAAAGCAGATAACGCCAGAGTTTTCGACCTTGAAGTTGAATCTTCAACTGGCGTTGCGCAGTATGCTGACCGCCTTTTTCTCTCTGCAACCACTGACGGCATCAATTACGGGCGTGAGCAGATGATTGAGCAGAATGAACCGTTCGTTTACGACAAGCGCGTTTTGTGGAAGCGAGTCGGGCGCATCAGGAAAAATGTTGGCTTCAAATTGCGCGTTATCACGAAGTCACCTGTAACTCTGTCTGGTGCTCAGATAAGGATTGAGTAATGGCGGATTCATCACTGAATAATCCTGTCGCGGTTCAGGCTACGCGCCTTGATACTTCAATTTTGCCACGCAATATATTTAGCCAGTCTTACCTGCTGTATGTCATAAATCAAGGTGCTGATGTCGGCGCAATTGCCGGGAAGGCAAATCAGGCCGGACAGGGCGCTTATGATGCACAGGTCAGGAACGATGAGCAGGATGTGATTCTCGCTGACCATGAGCAGCGAATTTCTGCTGCGGAAGCAACGCTTGTTAATCATGAGGAGCGAATCAGCCAGGCAGAATCAACTCTTCAGGAACATGAAACACGAATATCTCAGAATGAAAGCGATATTGCGTCGCTTGATACCAGAGTTCAGTCGCTGGAGTCGCAGGTTTCAGATCATGAATCGCGCATTGATGCTCTGGAGTATGCAACCACGCGCAAGAAGTCAGAGGTTGTTTACTCTGGCGTATCAGTAACCATTCCGACAGCGCCGACCAACCTTGTTAGCCTACTGAAAACGCTCACGCCGTCATCCGGCTCGTTGGCACCATTCTTCGACACCGTTAACAACAAGATGGTTGTGTTCAACGAGAACAAAACCTTGTTCTTCAAGCTGTCGATCGTCGGGACGTGGCCCAGCGGAACCGCCAACAGGTCAATGCAGCTAACCTTTTCCGGCTCTGTCCCTGACACACTGGTAAGCAGTCGCAACTCGGCGACAACGACCGATAACATCCTGTTAGCTACGTTCTTCAGCGTGGATAAAGACGGCTTTCTTGCCACAAATGGCAGCACGTTAACCATTCAGTCGAATGGTGCGTCGTTTACTGCCACAACCATCAAAATCATTGCGGAGCAGTGATGGAAATAAAGCTCATCGATAATCCGGTGAAGCTTGCAGAATTCCTCAACAACCCAGCAAATACGGGGAATATCGTAGATAGCGGGGATTCGTATCTCATCAAGCATGATGCGCTATACCTTGGAATCTATGAAGGACTGATGCTGGTCGGAGTGCATGAAGTGCGAAACTTCTGGCATAGCGTTGTTGAATGCCATGCGGTGTATGACCCCGGATTCCGTGGAGAATATGCACTGCAAGGGCATCGATTATTCTGCAAATGGCTTCTCGAAAACTCACCATTCCTTAACAGCATCACCATGGTTCCTGACACAACGAAATACGGACGGGCAATTATCCGTTTGCTTGGCGCTACCCGTGTTGGTCACCTTGATGATGCTTATACCAGCAATGGAAAGCCTGTAGGCATCACGATTTATCAGTTACCGCGCTCAAAATACGAGGAGCTAACGAATGTTAATTTTCCAGATTGCCAATAAGCACCTCAGCAAAACTGTTTACTGCAAAGGTGGCAGTGATGGTGGTTCAAAAGCCCAGGCACGCGCAACTGAAAAGGGCATCGAACTGCAGCGTGAAATGTGGCAGACGAATATGCAAAACCTTGCACCGTTCACGCCACTCGCTCAGCAGTACGTATCACAGTTGCAGAATCTTTCCTCTCTTCAGGGGCAAGGTCAGGCGCTTAACCAGTATTACAACTCTCAGCAGTATAAAGACCTTGCAGGTCAGGCGCGCTATCAGAGCCTGGCAGCAGCAGAGGCAACTGGTGGATTAGGCTCTACAGCGACAGGAAACCAGTTAGCAGCAATCGCACCTACACTCGGTCAAAACTGGCTGTCAGGTCAGATGAACAACTACAACAATCTGGCAAATATCGGCCTTGGTGCTCTTACAGGTCAGGCAAACGCCGGGCAGAACTACGCTAACAACGTCAGCCAATTGTATCAACAGCAGGCGGCGGCAGCGGCAGCAAATGCGAATAAGCCTTCAGGCCTACAGAGTTTTGCTACAGGTGCCATTGGTGGGGCCGCATCAGGTGCAATGATTGGTAGTGCAGTTCCTGTTATTGGGACTGGTATTGGTGCCCTTGCTGGCGGTGTTATCGGTGGTCTTGGATCATTGTTTTAAGGTGGGAATATGGCTACTTGGCAACAAGGAATCAACTCAGGCGGCTTTCTTGCTGGTATCGGTGGGCAAAACTCAAATGCGCCAAAGGCAAGTGATGTAAGTGAGGCGTTGGCCTATATTCGCCAGAACAACGAAATGGAGCGCTCAGGTCGCAATAACATCGGCCTTCAGGCGTTGCAGGGGCTTGGTAGTGTCGCTCAAACATATCAAGCCGCAAAGCAACAGGAAGCGGATGCTGCATTCCAAAAAGAATATGCGGCAGCCATCCAGTCAGGTGATCGACAGCAGGTGCGAGATTTGATGACCAAATATCCTGGTCAATTAGAGAAGATTCAGTCTGGCATGAAGTGGGCAGACGAAGACCAGCGTGATGAAATTGGCAATCTAGCGGCAGGCGGTCAAATTGCCTCCATGATGGGTGGTGATGCATTTAGCAAGTGGATTGGAAACAATGCAACCAGATTGTCTAATCAGGGGGTAGACCCACAACAACTCCTCAGTATGTATCAAAAAGACCCACAAGCAACATCACAACTTATCGGACAATATGGTCAGTTTGCATTAGGCCATGAAAAGTATTGGGATTTGCAGGACAAGATGGTTGGTCGCCAGCAGGAGCAGCAAAGAATTAACGAAACAATCCGTAATAATGACATGACAAATGCCAGAGGGTGGGCAAGCAACAATATTGCGCAACAAAATGTCAATCTTCGTCGAATGGAATTAGAGGACAAGAAATACGACAGACTCATCGCAAATGAAACTAATGCCTTAAAACTTGCTGAATTGCAGGACAAGAGATTGCAGAATCAGCAAGCTATGGAGCAGGCAAAGCGAGATAAGGCTGATGCGTACAACTCTGGAATGGATAATCTTTCCAGAACGATAGAGACGGCTACAAAAGTTCTTAATAGCCCGGGTTTCACGGGATATTTCGGAACAAACCTAAACCCACTATCGAGTAGATTCATTCCAGGAACGGAGGCTGCTGATACAGAAACTCTGGTTGACACACTGAAATCTCAGGGATTCTTATCTGGCATTCAGCAGATGAAAGGGATGGGGGCTTTAAGTAATGCCGAGGGGCAAAAGGTAATGGATGCTATTGGTAGTTTGTCCCCAAATCAGTCTGAAAAATCAGCCAGAGCAGCTATCAAAACAATCATAAAAACCACTGAGATGGCTCAGAAACGTATGCAACAGAAATACGGGAAGGACATACAACCGTCTCAACAGCAGCTTTCTGATGATGACCTGATTAATAAATATCTCGGAGGGCAGTAATGGCCTATAGTCGTGAACAGTTGATGACGGCGTTAAGGAATGCTGATGCTGCCGGCGATACTGAGGGAGCACGTCGCATTGCTCAGATGCTGTCTTCTGATGATCAATCCACTCAAAACCAATCGCAGCCAGAAGAACAATCTCTGGTAGGAAAAGCTACTGACTGGCTCACTGGTGGTCAAAGTGCAGGGCAAATTGCAGAACAGGCTGGTCGTGGTCTGGTAAACATACCATTTGACGTATTGCAGGGTGGCGCAAGTCTGATTAATGCAATCAGCCAGGGGCTTGGTGGCCCCAAGGTTTTGGATGATGTCTATCGTCCAGTCGATCGACCGACAGACCCTTACGCGCAAGCCGGTGAAACAATTGGTGGGTATCTCCTGCCAATTGGCACAGCGGCAAAAGCTGCTGGAGCGCCAGCAAAGCTCGCAGGAGACATCGGTTCAGCAGGAAACATGATTGCCGGTTCTCTTGCTGATGCTGCAAATCAGGAGGGTGATTTTGCACAAAATGCTGCCATTAACGGTGGTATCAATATTGGTGCTCAAGGCGTTCTTTCAGGTGTCGGGCGCGTTATTGCCCCAAGAGTTTCACAGGCTCTTGGTGGTGCAGCACTGAATTCTGCTAATGATGTTTCGAAAATGGCAAAGTCTGGTACAGGAAGAGAGATTATTGCCAGACAGTCAGCTAACGTGTCAGACGAAATAGCAAAAGCAGCAGATACTGCTGGAATAGATATCAACGCATTAACTCCTGGCATGAGATCAGGTAGTCGTGGTCTTGCTCAGGCGGAGGGGATTCTGGCGTCAAAGCCCGGAATTACACAGGATGCACACACCAAAGCATTCAGTGAAATAGAGTCGAAATTTAACTCAGCATTGGATGAGTTTGGGGCTGAAGCAGGAACTGCATCAGAAAAAAGTGCAGCCATAAAACAGAGGGTTTTGGCAAGCATTGATAAAATGAAAAATTCAGAAAAGGCCGCATGGGATAGCGTCCGCTCCACGATGCCTGACGCAAAGGCCAGAATGTCAAACCTGAACGCTACAATTCAGGGTGATATTTTGGCTGGCATGCCGCTAACTCCTGAGATGAAACAATTCGCATCTGCTTATGCTAAAACTGGTAAAAAAGGAATCACGTTTGATGCCATGAAGGCATGGCGAAGTAAACTTGCTGACGCAGAGCAGAAGTATATAAGGTCTGGTGAGGCAAATACGGCAAGGCGCATGGCTGAGCTTCGTGATGCAGCAACGGAAGATATGCGCATAATGGCTCAAAATGGCGGTTTTCTTGATGACTGGCAAAAAGCTAATGACCTGTCAAAGGCAAGATTTACAGCACAAGAACAGGCTGAAGCAGCGTTTGGCAGAGACCTTGCAACTGATCAGTTGGTAAATAATGGCTCTAAGGCGTTACAGGGCTCAGCAAAAAGTGGAACAGGTCAGTTCCATAAAATAATAAGCGCCCTACCTGAGTCGGAACGCGCGCCAGCAATTGCATCAATATTACAAGATGCAATGTCGCAAGGGGTACGCGGAGGTAAGTCCGAAGAGGCTGGAATTAAGCATATCGCGACTATTCTTACCCCACAAAACGTGAAGGCAATTAGTCGATATTCTCCAGAACTTGGCAGGATTACAAGTTCATACGGAGAACTTGCAAGAGCAGCAACAAAGCCACTTCGATATGTTGAACAGACAGGGCGATCTATGCCAGCCATTAGCACTCTTGAGAATGGCCTTCATCCAGTTTTAGAGAGCGCATTGTCTGGCGCTTTTAGAACTACTGGCACTATCGCAGGGTTCTCTGGAGGAGGCGTTATTGGAGCAATAGCGGGTGGCGCTGCAGGTGGAGCAATTGATGCAATGGCAAAAGGAGCGATAGCGAAATTATCCGCAACTAGAAGCGGTCGTTACGCTATTGAAAAGGCTGTTCAAGAGGCAACAAAGGCAGTTAAGGTTGGGGCAAGTGATGGTGCATTAGCGGCGGCGGAACGCAGATTTATGGCAAATAAGGCCGCCGTAAAAGCAATACGCGAGGCACTAGGAAACGAAGAGTTCCAGCGTTTAGCAAGGGCTGGAATTGTGGCATCGCTAAGCGGAATGGCACAGGAGTAATTAGTCATCCATGGATGGATTGAGCTTATCTCGTGTTGATGTGGCAATTTTCCCAACATTTTTCAACCAAGATTTTAAGAAGGATATGTCGTCCTTAATATCATGAATATCCTCATTCTTTATACGATCAACCTTATCCTCTAGGCTCTCTATAGAACGCTCAATGCTAGACAGAGAGATTTTTAAGTCTCCTTGATCACGTTCCAGTGAGGATTTGAGAGCACAATATTCGTTTTCTAGAATTCCTATTTTTTTTGTTAGAGAGTGCATTCGATACTCATACACCAAACCAGAAACGACTAATGCAGCCAACAGAAACCATTCAAGCACACTAACCCCCTTAGTTGATATTTTATTTGTATGAAATCAACGAGTTAAGCTCCCTCTCATTTAGAGATTGGAATCTTTTTTCAGTTATATCAATGATGGCTGGCAATAGTTTTTTTACCTTCTCATGACCATCAGGTTTAATGATAGCAATGATCTGGATATGAATTGGATATGTGTTGTGTACCGCAAATATCAAAAAGTTATCGCTAACTCTACGATGTATTGGCGTTGTTTTTAACCAAGGATCATCTACTCCAGGGATCCTGATGTGCGACTTGTAAATTCCCGATAAGACGGCGTGATGGTTTCTCTCAAACCCACCAATCTTACCAAGATAAGCTGAAACGGTGCCTCTGTTTTTGTAGTTTGCAAGAGCCTTCGCAAAGTATTGTTCTAATGGTCCAGCCGCTGCATCTACAACAATGCTTATGCGGTTTTCCATTTTGGTGCTTCCATGCCAAATCTTTTATGTGAATCTTCAACTGATTTCTTGAATGAAGCCAACTCTTCTTCAGTGAACTCTTCAGGTTCAGCATATGATAGTGGTATGTGCTGCATTGCTAGCGTCACAAGCCCCATAGTTAGCCTTTTGTATTCTATAAAAGTATTTATTGAGTGGTTTTTCATTGTTGTAAGAGTTGACATATGGGGCTTCCACGCATCGCTGTTCTCAGCGATGAAGAAGGTATACAACAGTTTCGCGATACCATAATCAAGCTTAGATATTTGATCGTTCAACATATCTACATCGTCATGTTGAATATCAAGTGAGGAAATATCTTCTTCCGTACCATTACTTAATATGTCAATGAATGTAATGTACTTTTTGCAAACTTCCTCTACAGGTGACATAACGCAGTAGATCTTGCTAAGAGCTTCAGAAGCCTGTTTTTTAGACAAAGAGCCGCTATGACTGCGATCAAAGTCTGAAATTGAACGCTCGATAGATGTTGATATGTCAGAAAAAACGTTTTCAATTTTTCCTGGCTCTTGATTCAGGATGGCCATAACGCCTATCTCAATCACAATGTATACCTTGTTATTTTATATCAACGAACAAACATTGACCTATCTGGTCTCGTACATTTTTTTCAGGGTTTCAAACACCATCTTCTTAACAATTTCTGCTTGCTGATCAGCCAAGCGTTCAGCTTCGTCTCGATAGCCTGCAATCGGTGATGGCTTTGAGAGAGCATCCTGAACGATTTGTAATAACTCAGAGTTCATTGACCTTCCGTTAGCCTCTGCTCTTAATTTCAATTTTTCTCTTACTTCCAAAGGCATACGGAAGTTAAAGTGCGGATCGTCTCTAGCCATGCCATCACCCCAAGTTAGTGTATTGACATGATAGAAGCACTCTACTATATTCTCAATAGGTCCACGGTGGACCTATATTGTGAGGTGAATATGAAAGGAATGAGCAAAATGCCGCAGTTCAATTTGCGGTGGCCTAAAGAAGTATTGGATTTGGTGCGTAAGGTGGCGGAAGAGAACGGGCGATCTGTTAACTCTGAGATTTACAAGCGAGTGATGGACAGCCTGAAGAGAGAGGGGATTACGGTATGAAGGTGTCATTGCTTGATCGTTCTTTACAATTTTTGTCTGGCGCAATCATTGTAGTTTGCTTGCTCGTGATTTTTACATCGTTAATAAATATGTATCAATCAGGGGAACGATTGACAAAGACGATAGAGGAAAAAAAATCAGTCTCAAATTACGAAGTATCACATGCACATAACGATTTAGTAGAAAGCCTTGACCGTATTAACAAGAGGCTTGACGAGACAAATATGCTACTTAAGCAAATTCAAAATGAAGTGGAAAAACGTTGAAGCCCCAACTGCGGGAACAGTCAGGGCTTCGGTATCGTAAAACCACGCATAGGAATTAACGACATGAAAAGTATAGCAACAGCAGTATCTACTATCAATGTACCATTCCACGGCGCAGAGCTTTATGTTGTCAATCACAACGGTGAGCCGTACACCCCAATGAAACCTATCGTTGAGGGAATGGGTATGGATTGGGCTTCACAGTTTACAAAGTTAAAACAAAGATTTGCTAAAGGTATTGTGGAAATCGCAATACCTTCAGTTGGCGGTGTGCAGACCATGATTTGCCTTGCTTTACGTAAACTGAATGGCTGGTTGCAAACCATCAGCCCTAACAAAGTCCGCCCTGAAATCCGCGACAAGGTAATCCAGTATCAGGAAGAGTGTGACGATGTGCTATACGAGTACTGGACTAAAGGCCATGTAGTTAACCCACGCAAAGCTAAAAAGGCGTTGCCGGGTAAAATCACCACTGAACAGCAGGAAGCCATTAAACAACTCGTCATGAGTCGCGGTCAGTCTCTGCCAAAGGAAAAACAGGCTAAGGCGATGATCACCATGTGGTCGTCACTGAAATCTCATTTTGGGTGTTCATACAAAGAAATCAGTGAGGAGCAGTTTACCGAAGCTCTGTCACTTGCAGCTCGCGTTCCGCTTGAAGGCGAGTTAATCGGCAAACAAGAGAAGAAAGCAAACGAGCTTTCTGCAAAAGAAGCAAACAGCCTTGTATGGTTATGGGATTATGCCAACCGCTCACAGGCATTATTCCGCGAACTGTATCCGGCGCTAAAACAAATTCAATCGAACTATTCCGGCAGATGCTACGACTACGGTCATGAGTTCTCGTATGTTATCGGAATGGCGAGAGACGTTTTAATCAATCACACACGAGATGTTGATATCAATGAGCCAGACGGACCAACGAATCTTTCCGCATGGATGAGACTTAAGAATAAAGAATTACCTCCTTCAGTTCATAACTACTGACAGATAACCAACGCAACGACCCAGCTTCGGCTGGGTTTTTTTATGCCCAAAATTCACCGTAGCCATGCTGCGGCGATTCCTTGTATCTGGAGAAAATTAAATGACAGACATTACAGCCAATGTTGTAGTGAGTATGCCTTCGCAACTCTTCACTATGGCGCGTTCTTTTAAAGCCGTAGCCAACGGCAAAATTTATATCGGAAAAATTGACACTGACCCGGTAAATCCTGAAAACCAGATTCAGGTTTATGTGGAAAACGAAGACGGTTCTCAAGTTCCTGTTTCTCAACCAATCATCATTAACGCTGCTGGTTACCCGGTATATAACGGACAGATTGCCAAATTCGTTACCGTGCAAGGCCATTCTATGGCTGTTTACGATGCTTATGGCACTCAGCAGTTTTATTTTCCAAATGTATTAAAATACGATCCAGATCAGTTTGGCCCAGACTTCAAAGAGCAGTTATCTCAATCAGGAGCATACATTAATGATGATTCAAAAGGTGATGCATTAATTGGGGTAAGGCAGCCATTTACCGGGGCTGTAACTATAACTCAGCATGAAAACAATGCTCTTTTCTTAAATGTAAAACAATTTGGAGCAATTGGGGATGGGAAATATCATCCATTATCTGAGTGGTTTTCTTCAATTTCTGAAGCAAAATCCTTATATCCTTTTGTTGACTCATTATCTCAGTCAATAGACTGGGCCGCGTGGCAAGCTGCCCTTAACACAGGAAAGGTTATTTATGGTACTGATAATGCGTATGTAATAACGGATACGTTAACACCTGTTTCTGGTGGTGGGATAATTTGTCTTGGTGTGGGCAAATGGGTCTCAGGATATACTGCAACATTTGCTCCTGATATTACCACAGGGACCACATTCCTGATGTACGGGGTAGGAAATAAAAAATATACTGTAGATTGTGTTTCTAATATGGATGTTAGTGGTGGTGTGGTTTCTAATCCATCTTCCGAAGACCCGTATACAACAACGGCACCTGCGTCATCATATGATTTATTGGATTTTACTAACGGTGATGCTAATGGGACTACAAGAGCCACGCTTAAACCATTCTCTGCCGCAATATTGATGCCTGAGACAGGATGTGTTCGCCTTGAGAACTTTCGTGTTGTTCCATATTTCAATGGGCTGGATGGTTATAAAGACATTGCAAATACCGGTCTTGGCGATGAGTGGGATGTAGGTATTTGGTCACGTGCGTCTTTTGGCAATGAATACCGCAATTTGCAGGTGGTTGGATACTGGCGCAAGACGGCACTTTTAAAAACGAACATTCCTGTATCTGGCACGCTGGCCGCTCAGGGCGAGGATGAAAACTATTATCACTGTAGATTCCAGGGATTCAAGGGTATTTCGATCCGCGCCCATGATGTATTCCGAATTACAGCGGTAACGTCCAGCACTATCGAAATCCCATGGTCAGCAAGCCACACCTTCGAAACGTCCGGGGTTTTAAGATCTGGAGGCAGGAATTTCACTTATTCAGGATTATCCGTATCCGGTGATAAGTTAGTATTTACTGGAGTGTCTAACGCTTCTGAGGCAACAGTAGGTTCTACTATACGGCGAAATGACATAGATAACTTTGGTATGGCGGGAACGCAATTTTTCGATTGCTACATTACCAGCCTGTATCACCACACACATCTGCTTGCCACATCGCAATACCTGTCTCAACCATTCAGCCGACCATCAGAGTGTATGGAGGTTTCAGGGGAACCAGTTCGCGGTGTACAGGTACATGCAGGAACCATTCAGGGATGGGATGATGTTCTTATTCATCTACATGACTGTGGAAATATGAACTTTTACAGTACATATTTCGAAAGCCAGCAAGCATATGTAACTATAAATGGTGGTAATGCTATTGGTTATGGAGCACGTATGATAGCTTCCCGGCAATCAACAAGCTCATTACCATATGCAGCAGGGAATACTCGAGTGCTTAGAATGGTCGGGTGCTCTGAAGGCAATGGCGTTGACTGGGGTCCTGTATTTAACAACTATACAGGAGGAAGATATAATTCTGGAGACGGTGTATTTAACCCCCGCGATGCATTTATAGACCATAAATCTCTTCCTGAGCAGTCAGGAGGTGAGTCAAGACTCGTATCACAAAAAGGAAATGCCAGAGTAGTATGTGGTGTTGGTAAAACTGTACTGCTTGGACCAACGTCAGGAGATTGTAATTTACAGAGTAATACTGGAAGTTTAAATATTAGAAGTGGGATAAGAGTAAGAATCGGTCACGCTGATGGAACAGACTGGTGGTTGGCAGATGCTAATAAAATAGCTCCTGTTGATGATAATGTTAAAGCTATTGGACAGCCATCAAACAGATGCTCTGTTATTTATGCAGGAACCGGGTCAATCAATACATCAGATGAAACTCTTAAAACAAGATATGATATTCTTAATGCAGAGCGTGATGCCGCTATTGAAATAAAGTCAGTCATCTATAAATTTAAATTTAATGACTCAATTAATCACAAAGGAATTGAGTCGTCTAGGTATCATTTTGGCGTTGGCGCTCAAACCGTAGGGGATATTCTTAGAAAGCATGGTTTAAACCCTGAGCAATATGCTTTTTGGTGTTACGATGAATGGCCTGACGTATGGGATGAAGAGGTGATAACTGAAGAGAGCACAGATCCTGATACAGGTGAGAAAATTTATTCTCAATATAAAACAGGAGATATGATTCTTGTAAAAAAAGCAGGAGGACGCTACGGAATTCGTTATGACGAATTGGCTATGTTTATATTAATGGCAATGTAGTTGCAATAAATGCAGTATATCCCGCATAAAAACTGCGGGATTGTTTTTATCTGGTGTATTTATGAATTTTAAGTAAATTTTAGTATGGATTACTGCATCGCAGTTAAAGCAGAATTACCTATGAGACAAAACTAAGGTACACAAAGCTTTGCACTGGATTGCAAGGCTTTGTGCTCTTCTGGAGTGCGACATGTTTTTGTGACAAAAAATTAGCGCAAGAAGACAAAAATCACCTTGCGCTAATGCTCTGTTACATGTCACTAATACCATCTAAGTGGTTGATTCATAGTGACTGGATATGTTGTGTTTTGTAGCATTATGTAGTCTATTTTTTAGACTGCAGATATTGTAACACATTGATATTAATGGTTTTTAATGTTTCACGTTCAGCTTTTTTATACTAACTTGAGCGAAACGGGAAGGTAAAAAGACAAAAAGTTGTTTTTAATACCTTTAAGTGATACCAGATGGCATTGCGCCATCTGGCAGAGTGATTAACTAAACATCGCAGTAATCGAGGCACTCGCCAGAGAGTGAAAATGAACGTTAAACCCGACCATCGCGCCGCTGGCACCTTCATCGACATCAATACGTTCTACATCCAGCGCGTGAACGGTAAAAATGTAGCGATGGGTTTCGCCTTTCGGCGGCGCTGCGCCATCGTACCCGGTTTTACCAAAGTCGGTACGCGTCTGCAAAACGCCGTCTGGCATAGCTACCAGACCAGAGCCAAACCCTTGCGGTAATACGCGGGTATCAGCGGGTAAATTAACAACTACCCAGTGCCACCAGCCGGAGCCGGTTGGCGCATCCGGGTCATAGCAGGTGACAACAAAACTTTTCGTTCCCACAGGAACATCATCCCACGCCAGATGCGGTGAAATATTATCGCCATCGTAACCCATGCCGTTAAAGACATGACGATGCGGCAGCTTATCGCCATCGCGCAGATCGTTACTGATGAGTTTCATTAGAATGCCTCCGGGAAACCTCGGCCTTCAGACCGGGGAGGAAAGGAGGCGGTTTTCCGACTAACTGTACTTTGCATAATCACATTTTCCTCTTTAGTATGTGAACACATGAAACGCGCATATAAATACCGGTTTTACCCGACAACTGAGCAGGCTGAGCTTTTAGCTCAGACGTTTGGCTGTGTGCGCTTCGTCTACAATTCCATCCTTCGTTGGCGTACCGATGCGTACTACGAGCGAAAAGAAAAGATCGGTTATCTACAGGCCAACGCTCGCCTTACGGCGCTCAAAAAAGAGCCTGAATACATATGGCTGAATGATGTTTCCTGCGTTCCCCTCCAGCAGTCGTTGCGCCACCAACAAGCCGCCTTTGCTAACTTCTTTGCCGGACGAGCTGCATATCCGGCTTTCAAAAGCAAACGGCACAAACAGGTGGCTGAGTTCACTGCCAGCGCGTTTAAACACCGTGACGGCGAGTTGTATATAGCAAAGAGCAAGTCGCCGCTGGATGTTCGCTGGAGTCGAGAATTACCATCTGCGCCGTCAACCGTTACCATTTCCAGAGATAGCGCTGGCAGGTACTTTGTTTCCTGCCTGTGTGAGTTTGAACCTGTATCAATGCCTGTTACCGCTAAAACGGTCGGCATTGATGTGGGCTTAAAAGATTTATTCGTCACCGATACCGGATTCAAAACCGACAATCCCCGCCACACCGCTAAATATGCGAAGCGATTAACGCTGCTACAGCGACGTTTAAGCAGGAAGCAAAAAGGCTCAAGAAACCGTATTAAAGCCCGCTTAAAGGTCGCCCGACTCCACGCGAAAATCGCCGATTGCCGGATGGACAATCTGCACAAGTTGTCCCGCAAACTGATTAACGAAAACCAAGTTGTTTGCGTCGAATCCCTCAAGGTGAAAAACATGATCCGCAACCCGAAGCTGTCTAAAGCAATAGCTGACGCAGGCTGGAGCGAACTTGTTCGCCAGCTCCAGTACAAAGGCAAATGGGCCGGGCGGTCAGTGGTCGCCATTGACCAGTATTTACCGTCCTCAAAATGCTGTAGTTGCTGCGGTTTCACCATGCAAAAAATGCCTCTTAATGTTCGTAAATGGCACTGCCCTGAATGCGGCGCAGACCATGATCGCGACATTAACGCGGCACGTAATATTAAAGCTGCCGGGCTGGCAGTGTTAGCCCACGGAGAGCCTGTAAACCCTGAATCGCAGCACGCGGCTTAG